GCCGATGGATACCTCAAAAAAGAGGACTGGTCAACCTTTAATAGTAAGCAGGATGCGCTTTCTGCTGCGACGGATCTTGCCGATGGATACCTCAAAAAAGAGGACTGGTCAACCTTTAATAGTAAGCAGGATGCGCTTTCTGCTGCGACGGATCTTGCCGATGGATACCTCAAAAAAGAGGACTGGTCAACCTTCAACGGTAAGCAAGCTGCATTGACTGATCCGGTTTGTCTTGTTACCGCGCCTGCTACTGCAAGCTCTGCTGGGGTCAAGGGACAGATAGCGATAGATGAGACATATATCTATCTATGTACTGCAACGAATACATGGGTGCGGGCGTCGCTTGCGTTTGCGACATGGAGCTAAAAATGAATGAGACAAAAACGCTGACAGTAAAGGCGGCGACACAAGAAAACAGAGTAATACGATTCGTCGCGTCGGATGAATCGCTTGATCGTGATGGTGATATCGTCGTTTCTACCGGATGGAGGGTAGACAGCTATCTCAAAAATCCTGTTGTACTTTATGGACATAACTACGATAAACTTCCAGTGGGAAAGGCAAAAAGCGTTATAATCGATCCTATTGGAAAGCAGCTTATTATCGATGTGCAGTTTCCACGGGTGGAGGAAGTTTCCACTGGGGAACCTTCCGAGCACGCGCTCTTCGTGGATTCAGTCTATAATCTCGCAAAACTCGGATTACTCAACGCGGTATCCGTGGGTTTCCGTGGCATTAAGGTCGAACCGATACTCGATGTAGATGGGAACTGGACTGGACGAAAATTCCTAGAGCAGGAGCTTATGGAACTATCTATTGTGCCAGTGCCCGCTAACGTGAACGCGGTGGCGATCATGCGAGGCGCAAAAATTGACGAGAAGCTCTGCGCAATAGTTGAAAAGTCTATGAAGTCCGGACGGAGATTATCATCAGCCTCTGTTGCTTTACTAAGTGAAATCAATGATAAATTTGATAAAGTGCAGAACGATCTCTACGAGGCGTGCTGGTGGTACAGAAAGACTCTGAACCAGTTGGCACAACAGGAGGAAGAACAAGGGAATACGCCGGAAGCGAAGAACGCTGAGGGCATAATCGAAATCGTCGACACCCATTTATATGAGTTTGACGAGCCGAAGAACGGCAAAATAAATTAAGGAGATAGATATGCAACTAACAGATGTTGAACTGAAAAAGATGATCGACGACGGCTCTAAGGCTGCTGTCGAGGCTGCTCTTGCCGAGAAGGCAGCGGCAGACAAAGCGAAGGAGGAGGAACATAAAACTGCCCTCCGAGCTGAATTTCAAGAAGTTTACGAGGCCAATAAGAAGCGCGAGGAAGCAGCAGGAATCAAAAGCATGACGCCTATGCAGAAGCTCTCAAGGCTGATTATCGTGGCGGCTTTCGGGCAATGCGAGCCTGATAGGATGCTTGCATCCGCGAAAAAGATGTTTGAGGGAGACAAGGAACTGCATGGCTATATCCAGAAGGGTATGGAAGCGGGTGTTCCCTCGACTGGTGGATTCTTAATTCCTCAAATGCTATCAAGTGAATTTATCGATCCACTCTATGCGAATACTTTTCTGGATAAGATAGGCTTGACGAAATATCCGATGCCAAATGGCTCACTCGACTTCGGGCGTGGTGCTTCCTCGGCATCGTTCACTTGGGGCGCGGAGAATCCAGTTAATGATAAAACTGGCATGACCTTCGATGAGGTCAAGCTCTCCGCAAAAAAGGGCTCGGCATATGTGCCGATCTCCAACTCCCTCCTACGCTATTCCCCTGCTGCGGTACAGGGAATTATAGCTGCGAACCTGCAAGAAGTATTCGCAGAGGCGATCAACACCGCTGCTTTGTATGGAACTGGTACAGCGTATCAGCCGAAAGGCATAACTCTCCAGTCCGGCATACAGACGTTAGGAAGCTCTGGGACTGCGATTTCTGCTGATTATATTGTCGCTATGGTTTCCCTTCTTGAGCAGGCGAACGTGAAGATGATTAAACCGTTCTGGGTTATGAGTCCAATGATGAAGAGCTGGATCAAGAATTTGAAAACTTCGGTTGGGGCATATCATTACCGCGAAGAAATGACGAAAGATAAAACGCTTGAGGGGATACCTTTTATCGATACCACCCTTTCTAGCTATACGAACACTACTACTGACTATGCCGACCTTTTCCTTGCTGATTGGTGGTACTTCCTCTGGGGTGTAGGCCATGATATGGAGCTGCAAATGTCAAAAGAGGCAACATATGTTTCTGGTTCTACGACTTATTCTGCTTTCCAGCGGGATGAGACCGTGATCAAAATTCTTGCCGAACTTGATTTTGCGGTGAAGCAGCCGAAAGCCTTCGTGCATGGGACTTTCTCAGTATCTTGATAGCGCATATAAGGAGTAAAATATGAGCATAGTAAATAGACAAGGCCGATTAACCGCAGTGAAGGGCTTCCCCTCTACACTGTCCGATGGAACGGCTATAACGGGCGCAGTGATCGATAGACTAGGGTATCAGTCCGCATTGCTGATCTTTTCATATGAGGCATCGAGCGGCACACCGACTTCGGCTTCGGCCGCCCTCAAGGTACAGGACGATACCGCCTCCGACGGCAGCACCGCCGCCGACTACGCTGTTCTCGAGACCGCGAAGAATATCAAAACCGCAGGGATCGCGCAGTATATGATCGATCTCTCCGGGGCTAACCGTTATCTCAAGGTCATCGAAGACACGACCTATGTGGACGGCTCTAGCCCAAAGAATCAGGTCTCTTGTGAGATTGTGCTCTTTGACAAGGATGTGGATGCTGACACGACTACGGTATACGGGAGATAACTATGGCAACCGTTGACGGACTTTGTACTCTTGCGAGTGTCAAACTGCTGCTCGGTATAAGTGATACATCGAAAGATGCGCTTCTGGAATCGCTTATCAGTGAAGCAAGCGCCGAAATTTGCACTTATACTGGAAGAGTCTTTAAGCGAGCGACTTACACGTCTGAGCCTTATGCCGTCAACGGGCAACTATATTTATATCTCAAGCAGTGGCCTATTCAGAGCGTTATAAGCGTAAAACTTGGTGATCTTGAGCTAACACTGGATTTGAACTATTGCATGAGCGATGCTGATGCTGCTATTGGTAGGCTCTATCGGCCGCAAGGTTGGTATGGGAAGACGATAAAGCGCGGGCTTGTGCCTGACAGTTATGAGGGTGATCGTGATATTCTTGTGAGCTATATCGCAGGATACTACCTACCGGATGACACGACGACACCGCCTGCAACGCCGCATTATGTGGCAGGCGCTAGCGATTCGTTACCGATTGATTTACAGGCTATTGCGAAAGCCGCCGTGTGCTTACGATATAATGCGATTCAGAAAGGTGTGGATGGGTTATCCTCTATGAGTGAAGGCGGAGTTTCATATAGTTTTACTGAAAGCACAAATTTTCTTAATGCTGACATAAAACGAGCCTTGACTAGCTATAAGAGGTATGCAGTATGATTAAAAACGCGACGCTTGCCCTTTATGTGGCGACAATAACCTATGACGCTGAAAACAACCCTGTCAAAACATGGACGACGACGCGCAGCATTTCGGGGAATTTACAACCTAAAACGCTTACGGAGGCAGAGATAACACAATATGGGATCAGGACAGGTAAGACGATGCTCTTTCTTTTTGACAATGATTCAGCGGTGATAGTGGGAACACGGCTTGGCACTTACGACGTGCGGGGCGTGAATGTCTGGCCGTCGCATAGTGAAGCGATATTGGAGTCTATATGAGCTTTGATATAAGCGACATTGAGAGCCAGATCGCCGCGCTGCAAGAGAAATTCAAAGCGAAGGGCGAGGCGCTCGATACTGATATGAAAAAGGCAATCAATACTTGTTGCTTGAAAGTAGAGCGCGACATTAAAGAGAATATGTCGCCTAATTCGCCGAGCGCCCCCGGAGAACCGCCTGCTGTTGTAACAGGAAGATTGAGAGCATCGATCACGCATAGAGTACAGGTTGAGTCTGGAGAAGTTGCCGGATATGTCGGAACGAATGTCGAATATGCCCCTGATTTGGAGTTTGGTACATCAAAGATACTACCACGGCCATTCATGCTGCCAGCACTACAGCGAAATGCTGACTGGATTAAAAACAAGTTAAAGGATGTCGAACGCGACCCGAAGAATGTGGAGAGTGAAACATGACGATAAAGTCGTGGCTTGTTGGGAAACTCACAGGTAACGCCGCGCTTATGGCAGCGATTGGCGGCTCAACGCATTTACTACCACAGCACCCCGGAACAATCGCGGTTTTCCCTTGTCTGATTTACACCGAAGCGAACAACGCGGATGCTGGATACTTCGATAATGTCGCAACAGCGGCGAATAGTGTTTTCACTTTCGACATTTATGTCAACAGTGGCTCAACGAGTACGATTGCCGAGGCGCTGCATACTGTTATGGCTGGGATTTTCTATTCATGTGAATTTTCTGCGGATGTCCCTGACGCGGACTTGAACGTCAAACACAAAACTTGCAGATACCGACGCGCAATCCGCGCCGAGGATCTGATTTAAGGAGTTTATAAAATGGCAAATAGACCTGCAATTGGAGTGAAAGATTTAGTCTATGCGCTCCTCACCGAATCCTCGGATGTGGCTGGCGGAACTGCTGTTTATGGTACTGTAAAGGCTCTCGCCGGACTCGGAAAAATTACTGTCAACCCGAATGGGAATGCTGCGGTACTCTATGGAGATGACCAGGCGCAGCACGTCGCAAATAGTATAGGGAAGATAGACCTCAGTATCGACCTCGCCGATATTTCCCCTTCTGCTTACGCGGAAATTCTCGGGCATACCTATGCGGCGGGCGGTGTGCTTGAGAAAGTAGAGGACATCTCGCCCTATGTAGCGGTAGGATTCAAAAGAACACATACTGGCTCAAGCGTCGAAACCTATAACTGGCTATATAAAGTCAAATTTATGCAGCCGGATACGAGCGCGGAGACGAAGAAAGAGTCTATCTCATTCCAGAGCCAGAGCCTCAGGGCTATCGCTGTCCCGCTTATTTCTTCGGGAGTCTGGCGCTTACAGCTTCGCACTGACGACGAGAACGCATCATCGTCTGTCATCGCGGCGTTCTTCTCCACTGTCATACTCTCTGCATCGCCAGACCTCGGCGCCCTAACCCTAAGCAGCGCTACCGGGGATGCGAGCGATAAGAAGATTATTCTTACTTTCGCGAAAGCTGGCGGCGGAACGACAAAGATTGCGAATCCAAGTGCGGATAATATCACTGTGGTGCTCGATTCCAATCATTCTATCGTAGTACCGACGAGCTATGTCGCGGGAACAGCTTCTGAGACTCCGACGGTAACGCTGACCTTCTCGTCGTTGACGGAAGCTGCGCATACTATCGTAGTTACTGCGGGGCTCAAAGATTTGAACGGTGTTTCGTGTGTGGTGAAGTCGGTGGCTTGTACGCCGGAAGCATAAAAGACAAACCGGGGGCTTTTGCTCCCGGCATTCTGTAGGGGGGTGAAGATGGCTGAAAAGAAAGCAATTTTGACGATTGATGAGATTACTCCGGAACGCGAAATCGTAACCGTATTCGGGAAAGATTATGAGCTATTAGATTTTGAAGATTTGGGGCTTATAAAATATTCGAAATTCCTTAAAAAATATCAGGGAGTTTCAGAGCAAGCGCAGAAAATAACAGAACTCGATGATACAGAATACGAAGCGTTCGACGCGGCACTGAGCGAGATGGTACAAGCAGTACTCATCGGGATTACTCCTGATGTGGTTGCAAAGATTCCGATTGAGAAAAAGCAGAAGGTGCTCACGGTTTTTTTTACGCTCGCCACGCAGAAACTAACAGCGAAAACGGAGGAAGCAAAGAAGTCGATTACGGAGAGCTGATCCCACGGCTTCAGCGGTTCTACGGTGGCGATCCGATGCGCTGGCTGGACATTCCATTGCGTTGGCTCAATGCGTATGCAACGATGCTACCAAGACTGCGAGCAGAGGAGAGCTTGAGGGCGGTTACTGAGATACAAGTAGGCGCGGGCAAATTGGCCGAGGAGAGCAGCGAGGAGATTTGGGATGCATGGCATGATACAGCATATCCTGACAGCGAGATTGACGATACTGAGCAATTTTGGCTATGAGGTAGGAAATGGAAATTGACGAGCTTGCAGTAAAAATAACAGGCGATTCTTCCTCGCTACAATCGGCGCTCCGTGATGCGACCGAGAGCATGGAAAAGCTGGGGATAAACACCTCAGCTTTAAGTGGGCTTCTTGGTGTAGCGGGGCTTACGGCTATTTTCAAAATGGCAAGCGATGCCGCGGCGAAGATGGTCGATGCATTCAGGGGCGATGAAGTTGCGCTACTAAAATATAATGCGGCGCTCGAAGCGTCAAACTCTATCACTGCAAAGGGAAAATCAACCCTTGATGAGTTTATACCAAAATTCGCTTCATTGTCTGGGATTGCCGAAGCCGACACACAGAGCATGATTGCGATGCTCGCCGCGTATGGGCGGACTGATGAGCAGATAAAAACGATGATGGAGACTGCGCTCGGAATGTCGAATGTCTTAGGCACTGATGTCAATACTGCACTCACGCAATTAAATATGACATTTTCTGGGACGATTGGACGACTCGGACAGCAGATCCCTGCACTGAAAGACCTCACCGCTGAACAATTAAAGAATGGTGAAGGAGTAAAGTTACTATCTGATAAATATTCCGGATTCTCGGATGTATTGAAAGACTCGACGGATGTATCAATCAAAAATTACGAGAACGCCTATAGTGATATGATGTCGGTAATGGGCGAGTCAATAGCAAAAACCATTCAGCCAGTACGCGATGCGCTCACTGATGCATTCCGATGGATTGCTGATGACCAAACTGGTGTTCGTGCAAAAGCGACACTGGGGATTATCGAAATTGGGCTTGTTGCGATTGTATCGGCAATAAATCCTATTGCTGGAGCAATAAGCGGCGCGATTATCATTGTTACAAATCTTGTAAATCAATTCAAGGCGGCGCAAGAAGCGGCGAGTGCTGCTGCGGCACAGTCTGCGGCGGCTTGGGCTGAATCAAACAAAGGACAATCTGATGACCTCGATGCGATGCGGTTGAAGGCGATACAGGTTGCTAATGATAGGGCGGCGGCTGAGAAGAAAGCAGCCGATGATACGGTAAAAGCATCTGCTGATGCCGAGAAGAAAATCATTGAGGGAAGGAAAGCTGCATCAAAAGAATATGAAGATACACTCGCGCAAATCGATGTCAAAGTTAGATTAGGGGTGATGACTGAGCAGGAAGCTGCTGATGCTAAGTATGCTGCAAATCAAAAGTTGATTGATGATCTTATCGCGTTAGGATATACAGGAAATGTAGCTACTGGACAAATTGGAGATAAAGCACTTGCTGATGCCATTGATAGATTAAATCAATATAAATTGGCAACGTTTTTAGTAGTACAGCAGACTGCTGATGAAATAAAACAGCAGGAACTCGATGTCGCGGAATGGTCGGCTGATTACCTTGGGAAACAAGCTTTTGAACAAATGATGGCGAATGCCACCCAGGCGTTACAGAACCAAGAAGTCGCTGATTGGGAAGCTGATTATCTTGGGAAGATTGCCTTCAAGGCTTTAATGGATAAAGCCACTCAAGCTATTCAGAATCAGGAGGTCGCCGACTGGGAAGCAAATTATCTAGGCAAGATAGCTTTTAAGGCTTTGATGGATAACGCGACAGAAGCTATCCAGAATCAAGAAGTTGCAGATTGGGAAGCTGATTATCTTGGTAAGATAGCTTTTCAGACACTAATGGACAATGCGACGGAGGCAATCCAAGAGCAAGAAGTTGCAGATTGGGAAGCTGATTATTTAGGGAAGATAGCCTTCAATGCTCTCATGGATAACGCAACGCAGGCTATCCAGAATCAAGAAATCGCTGATTGGTCGGCTGATTACTTGGGGAAGATAGCCTTTAAGGCTTTAATGGACAATGCGACCGAGACAATTCAGAATCAAGAAGTCGCAGATTGGGAAGCTGATTATCTTGGTAAAAAAGCTTTTAAGGCTTTGATGGATAATGCTATTGAAGCAATTCAAGAGCAAGAGGTTAAAGACTGGGAGGCTGACTATCTTGGTAAGATTGCATTCAAACAGCTGATGGATAATGCAGCGCAGGCAATACAGAACCAAGAAGTTGCAGATTGGGAGGCGGACTATTTAGGCGGAATTGCATTCAAGACTTTAATGGATAATGCTACAGAGGCAATTCAGAATCAAGAAGTTGCTGACTGGTCGGCAGACTATCTTGGTAAGATAGCTTTTCAAAAGCTAATGGAAAATGCTACAGAAGCTATACAAGAGCAAGAAGTTGCAGATTGGTCGGCTGATTATTTAGGGAAGATTGCATTCAAAGAACTTATGGATAATGCAACGCTGGCTATACAAGAGCAGGAAGTTAAAGACTGGGAAGCGGATTACTTAGGGAAGAAAGCGTTTGCCGCGCTTATGTTAAACGCCACTCAAGCTATCCAAGATCAAGAAGTCGCTGATTGGGAGGCTGATTACCTCGGGAAGATCGCCTTTGCCGCGCTTATGGATCAGGCAACTCAGGCAATACAGAATCAGGAAGTAGCAGATTGGGAAGCTGACTACTTAGGGAAGAAAGCGTTTAAGGCTCTCATGGACAACGCCGAGCAAGCTATCCAAGAGCAAGAAGTAGCAGACTGGGAAGCTGACTACTTAGGCAAGAAAGCATTTGCCGCG